GGAGGTGGTGGGGGAGGGGGAGCTGGGGCGCGACCACTCGGTACGACGATTGACTGACATATGCGAATAACTTTCTGTGCATTCTTCACACTGTTCTCAAAGTTCATGGTAATCTTGGAACGAAGTTCTTTAGCAGAAAGCTTCACACGTTTACCACCAACATCTTTCGTCACACGGAGACCTAATTTTTTAGCTTTATTTTTTAAGTCCTTGTATTGCATATACTAATAACTAAGAAAATCCTCAAACGTCACTAAATCTCTATCTTCGACGAGAAGTGCAAACTCCAAGTCTGTATCAGTCAGTTCTTGAATAGGAATTTGAGATTCCATGAAAACTCGTTGTAGATATATGTCTCGATCATCGAGATACGTGAGAATGGATGTAATATCACCATTAGACAAGGTTTCAATTGCTTCACAAAATTTGTGCTCTGAGAACTCGCCATAATCGAGAATCTTATCTCGAATGAAATATTCTTCGGGTTCTCGGGGATCTTGACTGATATCATTGGCGAGATGAGTACATGTCATAAGAACGTGAATACCTCCACATATCTTTTTTATAAATTCTTTCTTGGCGGATGTGATGTTCATTTTATACGTAGTTTTTTAGTCGTTACATTATCCACTTAGACTTCAAAATGATATTAAATGATAAAATGTTGTAATATCTTCATTATTGATCATCTTAACAAATTTTCGATCATCTTTTGTGAACAAAAGTGGATTTGGGGATGCTAGTGTGAACGCACGATCTATTGTTATACCCATACTGTCGAAATATAGTAGTAATGATGTTAAATTTTTGGAGTCCAACACATCTACAGCCATTCTAAACTTTCCGACTGAAAATTCATATGTACCATCTTGATTACAACTTAGTAATTGCTTTTTTATAAATTTTTCCATTTCATTTTGGGGTTCCGTACCTATTTGTTCTAGACACTTCATGTAGTCCATCAAATCACCGACACCATGAGCAACTTTTTTTATGAATGTGCGCTTTTCTGGTATCATACTTATTACACATACTATTATATGACAAAATTAGAAGAACTCGTACATGAAGTTTTACTTCCACGAATCGTACAACTTGAGATTGAAGTCGCAGCGTTACGAAAACATACCTGGCCTTATGTACAAGCGCAGAAAGAACATAATCAGCTTGACGACATCGAGGCTAAGAGGGATTTTGTCAAAAGTCTCGATGATGACACTGTAAAAGAATTGCTTAACATGAAGGCGAAATTTTCGGAAAGTTCAGGACTCCAGAAGAGTGAGTATAGTTCTTTAAAAAATCATTTTTGTTAAAAGAAATCGTCAGTGCGGTACATTGTGACATCAAACGAACCAGTCTTACCAGTCACCGAGACGGATTCATTTCCATAGAGTTCTTGACACCCGATATCATCCACACAGTCACGCCCATCATGCGTCACAGGAATGGGGTAAAGGTTCTCACCACCAGTCGTTGTGTAGTAATGATAACGGTCACGGCGACCACGAACTTCCTTACCATATAGAGGGAGTGTCTCTCCACCTTCACCCACGAGGATGCCCATCTGTTGCATACGCCCAGGTTTATATTGTTTAATGGGTGGACCTCTAAACTCGGGTTCATGCCTGATCTCCTGTGTAGCAACGGGACCAGAAGGTGGAATCATAATAGGAACCTGAACTGGTACTTTAACTACCTGGGGGTTGTACCACATGTAACCAATTACTACTACGAGTACGACAAGGGCTGCCCATAGGATTTGAGTCTTTGTCTTGTTCTTCATTTACTATAGTTAAGGAAAATCTTTTACTTAAAGCTATGAAGGTGTTGGCAATAGATATTGGCTATCACAACATGGGTATGGTTTTGGCCAAATCCGAATCGGGTCCGAAAATTGAAGTCGAGTACGTGAAGAAGGTAAATCTTGAAGACTATAAATACATCAAATCTAATGACTTTGTAGATCTTGTTCCTTTATTTGTAGAAGATCACCAAGATATATTCGATGCAGCTGATAAGATACTTATAGAACGACAACCACCTGGAGGTTTTACAAACATTGAGATACTTTTACACTACATGTTCAAAGATAAGGTTTCTTTAATTTCACCTGTGAGCATGCATATACATTTTGGTATGAGACATCTTGATTACGACCAGAGAAAGGAGCGAACTGTTTCGATAGCTGAAAAGTATATAGAGGATGAGATTCCATATGAAAGAAAACATGACATTGCAGATGCGTTATGTATGATCATATATGATAATTTTAAGTCATGTGTTCACTTTTTCGATAAGTTCAAATATTTTGCCAGGGTATAATATATGCCATCTGCGAAACAAATCCAGAACGCGAAGAAACAATTAAAGGTTACTCCCAAACCCAAAGGTAACGCACCCAAGATTCCAAATCGCCTCACTTATATCGTCATTGCTACGGATCCAAAAGTTAGTCGAGATCGTGCATTCCTGAAGACTGTTCGGGAATACATGAAGAACACTCCTTCCTCAAAATCATCAAAGCGTTAGCCGTGCTTTCAAACATGTCGAAAATTTCACTCGCATTTTTTCGTTTAAGAGCTGCACGAAGTTTCTCCAAGTTAAAATCGAACGACTCGCACTCTTTTTTAGCTTGTTCCTCGTGTTTCTTTTTTTGTTCTTCAATCTTTTCAATTTTTAGATCAATTTCTTTGATTGCATTTTCAACTGATGCATCCAAGTGTTCAATTTGTTCACGATAATAATCACCTTGTTTTCTGAGAATTTCACTTTTTAATTCAGATGTAGTGCGTTCAATTTGAGCATTATTCCGATCAAGTTTTTCTTCAAGATACTCCAGGTTGTAAAGATAATTTTGCTTGCACACCTCCTTGATGTTATTAAGTCGGGCAATTTCGCTGAGAAGTTTGACGTCCATTGTATATTAGTTTATCTTTTTAGCTTTAAACACTTTACTTAGGTCTTTTATGAAAGAGTCAAAATGTCCAAGTCGATATTGAACAAATGCCCATAGCACGAAGAAAAGTGTCTTCGTCAGGCGGTTAATATCGTTCTCCTCCATTTTATATATTGGTCCGACTACACGTCCCATAAACGTCTCGTCCTTTTCTTTTCCAGTCATGAACATTTCTGCCTGCGTTAAAGCGCACGTGTCATCGTTTACAGACCAGTGATAAAAAATGAAGGGAATCACCATCGAATAGAATTCGAGCTGTCTACGATCATTCAGAAATGGTACCACAAGTATCCACAAAAGAAAAATCAAATGAATAAGAAATATTATATTCATTTACTATAAGATGAGTGAAGAAATTAATATGGAAGATAAATGGAACGAATATCACGAGAATGTCTTGCGTCAATGGGGTGAGGCGTCTGCGTGTTATAGATACATGCATCACCGAGGGTTTTTACTCTATAAGAGGTTAAGTCTGCGTTTTAATCTACCGGTCATCGTACTTTCTACAGTGACTGGAACAGCAAACTTTGCTCAGACTTCGTTTCCCGAAAGTATGCGGAGCACTGTACCCGCAATCATTGGTGGTATGAACTTAGTGGCGGGTCTCATTGCCACGATCATGCAGTTCCTAAAGATCAACGAACTCCGTGAAAATCATAGAACAGCGGCGTTAGCTCATGGTGCGTTATCGAGGAACATTCGTCTTCAGTTGTCACTTCCCCGCGAAGAACGAAAGAAAGAAGGTCTTAAATTCGTCGAAGAGTGTAAGGCTGAATATGACCGTCTCATTGAACAGTCTCCCCCCATTCCCAAGAATATTCTTTTGTCTTTTGAGAAGGAGTATCCCATCGATGGTGTGTTCACGAAACCCGAAATCCTGGGTGTACGCCCCATTCCACATCTTAAGTTACCGAAAACTATAGAGCCTATACGAGCAATGACACAAGATACACCCTTTGAAAAAGTGGGTCAATATCTCTCTAAAGAGGAGGAGTCCGAGGAAGAGGAGGTGGAATCTGAAGAAGAGTCAGACGTCGAGCAAGGTACACCAAAAGAATAAACATCGTTAAATTGGTCAAAATACTACATGCAACGTATGGTACAATTTTCCTTTTTAAAGGTTCTACGATACGTTTATGAAGTGCGTCATTTTCGAGCACCAAATCTATGGCCTGAGTAGTAAGATCATCGATGGACTCCTTCATTAAAATAGTCGAGCAAAAAAAAGATCCCGTTGTGACGACAATACATACGAAACAAATTGATCTCATTCGTAGGTACATCCGTGAAAGGAAGAATGTCTTCATATGTGGGCCACCAGGTGTTGGAAAATCCTATATTCTCAAAGCAGTGTTACAAGGTTTAAATCATGTCGAGTTACAGACAGATCATTTGAAAAGTAAGTCACCATTTTTACAATTCATTAGACCTTCGACAAAACATGTATTTATCGAAGACTATGAACCCGCGTTTAAACCGATAATTGAAAAGATTTCAGATGGTGATAGAATTTCTCGTGGATGTTTATTAGTGACTACTACAAATATGTGTATGTATCCAAATTTTGAGACTGTTTTCATACCAAAACATAAACCGGAAATTCTCATGAAACTTACTGATGAGAGGGGGTCTAAAGTAGAATATGCAGCCATTCGTGCAAATGGAAACATACGAAATTTTTTTACATATTTGGAAGGATATGATGAAATGGATGATTTCCAAACACCCAAAGATTTTATTGCAGAAGTACTATCAGATTCTGGTCCGGTTCAAATTTATGATAGTATTTCCGAACATGGTCACATATGGGACATTTTTCAAGAAAATTATCTAGATTCAAAAGATGTAGATATTATAAAAACTTCAAGGTCATTTTCTGATGCAGATATGTATGATACCAAAATGTACTCACACGGTGAGTGGATTCTCATGCCATATTTTGTACTACATGCACTCACGATTCCGAAAGCATCACTCGGTGAACCACTCGTCAAAGATAAAATCAGACCTGGTAGTTGTTGGACTAAGTTTGGAAACTACAAGATGCGAAAACAAAAGTTCGAAGAAATAAAAAAGAAATCGAGAACAGGACTAGGTATAGAAGAGTTGTGTCTGTTGAAGAAATATGCGGAAAATGGCAATTTGAAACCACTCTTAGAATATTCTATAAGTTCACAAGATTTCGATGTTATCAATCATCTCGCAGTTGGAAATGGCTTAAAATCAAGAGATGTTATGAAAGTAAAGAAAGCATTGAAAAATGCCCTCGGATGATGAAAAAGATCACGATGAGACTGAGTGTGTAAAAGTTGTCGGAAATGAAATTCTCTTCTATGGTGACATCGATCGTGAAAATGCATTGGAATTCGTTGAAAAGTTTAAGAAGTTGGAGATTGAACTTCTTAAGAAAATGGCTGAACTTGTTGGATACGAACCTCAAATTAGAGTACACATCATGAGTGATGGTGGTGATATCTTTGCGGGTCTAAACATGATGAACGTTCTGGAACGTTCGAGAGTGAAGGTTATCACAATCGCACAAGGTTCGTGCTGTAGTGCGGCTACATTCGTGTTCTTGGGTGGATCGGAGCGTCGCATGGGTCGTAATGCATACCTTCTGATTCACCAAATTTCCACTGAATTCTGGGGAAATTTCCAAGAACTCAAGACAGAAATGAAATCTACTGAAAAGTTTATGAATATGCTCAAAAAAATGTACCTCTCTAAAACCAAAATTCCCGAGAAGAAATTTAAACGACTCATGAAAAAGGATATTTATCTGACACCCGAAAAGTGTATCAAGTATGATATCGCTCACGTCGTTGATTAATCGTTACTGCACGGTTATACAAACCAAGAATGCATATAACTATAAAAATGATACACAATGTATTCAAATTCATCGGCACCGATGTAACAGCTGGAGGCCTAAGTCGCTCCATTCTACCATAATTCACAACTGGCAAGTTGGACATCTATTTAAAGTTGAGAATTTAAATATACATAGAATGGAACGTCTTATAAAAAAGGATAAACACGGAAATGAAAGATTTACAGACATCAGAGTTGAAGACTTGAAAGATGGAACTGCTGATATTGTGAAATGTACAGGTGTCGTCGGAACAGATAAAGTTTCGGTATCTCGTTTAAATGTAAAAACTGGTTATGAAAAAGCTCTTATGAGAGCTCGGACGATGTGGAACAATGAAAAGGTCAAGTGTACTCAAATTCTTCCCATGTTAGCTAATAAATGGGAAGATCGTGAGAAATATATCACAGAACCATTTTACGTTCAACCAAAACTAGATGGTGTTCGATTACTCGTTTCTAACAAAGGTTGCGTTTCTCGAACTGGTAAACCCGTTGAAGGTGTCGAACATCTAGGACGAGGTCTCAAAGATGGTGAGTATCTAGACGGTGAGTGTTACGCTCCCGATAAAACATTCGAAGAAATTACCAGTATTTTCAAAATGAATCCAAAAGATTTAGAGTTTCATATATTTGATTATTTTGACACGGAAAGACCCCACCTCACTTTTGAAGAACGAAAAGAATATGTCACGGTGGATACATTTCTCGTGAAGAAAAAGTCTGATGTTCAAGGGTATCACGATATGTTTGTGAATCAAGGGCATGAAGGTATTATGATTCGAGACACTTCGAGTACATATGAAATTGGAAAACGAAGTAATTACCTTCTTAAATATAAGGCTTTTCAAACGGAAGAATATGCAATTGTAGATGTCAAGGAAGGGACAGGACGTGAGAAGGGTACAGCAATTTGGGTGTGTAAAGTGGGTGAGCAACATTTTTCAGTGAAACCGGAAGGAACTCTCGAAAAAAGAAAGGAATATCTAAGAAATAAAGAGAGATATATCGGCAAACAACTCACAGTTCGTTATCAAAATCTAACAGCTCTTGGTATCCCACGTTTTCCCGTTGGTGTAGCAATTAGAGATTATGAATAATATTAAGATATATAAATGAACAGAGTGGCGATTGACATTGATGAAGTCTTGGTCAATTTCTTGTACCCCATGGCAAAGCACCATAATAAAAAAATCAGGAAACCTAAATACAATTATGTATATCGTGAAATTTTTGATATTGATGAGGTGACATCACAAAAAATGGTTCAAGATTTTTACATGTCGAGAGATTTTTCGAAGTTGACGCCAATCAAAGGTGCACAAAAAGCTATGTACGACATTCGTTGGAAAAGTAAAAAAATGTATGTCGTCACAGGGCGTCAAGATTCTGTTCGTGAAGAGACGGAACTTTGGATCGATCACTACTTTCCGGGTATTTTTGACGATGTGATTCTCACAAATAGTTATACCCCAAACGAAGTGAAGAAGTCTGATATATGCCGGGCTCTGAATATAGGTCTCATCATTGATGACAATAAGGGAATATGTGATGAATGTATTGATTCGGGAATTCAAGCATTCAATTACATTGGTGATGAAGTATATCCATGGTGCGAAGAGAGTGAAATAAGTATAAAGGGATGGAAAGACTTAAAGCTATAATGTATGCTATTTTATGTAAACCTATTGTCATACATCCACCCAAGAGTAATCCCGTTTTAAGTGGTAAAGATTGTCGCATCGTAAAACTTACACCATCTCAAGTATCAGAAGATAAACTGGAACTTGAGATTTTGGAAGCACCCCCAATCAATATATCTAGTCCGTAATCAAATTATAAGCTGTTACACCAGCTAAAAATGTCCCCGCACCCTTTACAGATGTTGTCGCATAGTATAAAAGGTATGCGATCACGACCATTAGACATGCACAAGACATTAATCCAAAACCAACAACTTTGGGATTTCCTTTATTGAGTGTACTATCTTCAGGGTTTGTCGGGTCATAAGAAATATCTATATTTCCATCCACCGTTGGTTTAAGGTTAAATTGTTTATTCTGTGAACCAGAATATTCAACACCAT